TGGGCTGACGCATTGGACGAGGTAACCAACTTCCCCGCATCACCCAGCACGAACGTGTAGGTCGTACCCGTCTGGGCGTTGATCTGGAGAGGGGCAACCAGACCGCCCGAAACTGTCAGAGAGGTCAGCGTTCCAACTGAGGTGATGGCTGTCTGGGCGGCTCCAGTCACGGTAGCAGCAGTACCAGAAGTATTCTGGTTACCCGTTGCATTCACACCGGGAAGGTTGATGTTTCCGGTCCCATCAAATGAAACACCGCCGATGTTCCGGGCTGTTTCCAGAGCAGTAGCCGTAGCGGCATTGCCTGTGGTGCTGCCCGAACTACCTGAAGCGTCCCCGGTCACGTTGCCGGTCAGAGAACCAGCGAACCCGGTAGCCGTCAACACCCCAGTGGAAGCGTTATAGGTGATCCCCGCATCCGACTTCGGAGCAAGAGTCCCCGTGGCATCTTCATGCAGAAGCACAGAACAGGAAGTATCTGTAGTGTCAGCGACAGAAGGAGAACCACCAGCAGCAGCCCATGAGGGGACGCCCGATGCAAGAGTTAGAACCTGATCGTCTGTTCCTTTAGCAAGTCGGGCGAGAGTATCGGCCCCCGAACCATAGATAACGTCACCAGCAACGATGTCATCCATGTCCAGTGACTGGAGTGTGACATTCCCAGTAAACGCCGGGGATTCTAGAGGGGCATATACACCAGCAACCGTAGGGATGTCGCTTGTGAACGCCACAGTTCCACTGGCATTCTTAAGTGTGATTGTGCGATCTGCGGTCGGATCCGTAGCCGCAAGGGTGGTTTCAAAAGCGTCATCGGTGCTGCCCTCAAAGATGACAGACGCTCCCACCGTGGAACTAGACGTAGTCCCAGTGGACTTCCATTTCTCCCCATCCCACTGCCAAGCACGATCAGCCTGCTGGAAAGTTTCACCCGTAGTTGGACTATCAGGAAAGTTGATAGCCATTACGCTGCCCCCGCATCAAGAGCGAACATGCCCCCAAAGTTGGTACTCGCCACACCACCATCGACGTTCACGTTGACCCCACTCACCGAATGGCCGAGTTCAACCCACTGCGATGAACTCCCATCAGCATAGTAGATGTACGCCCCACCGCTATCCGACTCAAACCAGATGTCACCAGCGGTGGGGGAACCCGGAACAGTGTCCCCGACGTTGAATGATTGTCCGTCGGATGCGTGGCCGATCTCCACCCACGCGCTGTCGTAGCGGATGAACGTCTTGCCCGTGTCGGACTCGTACCAGATGTCACCAGCGTTGCCCGTTGACGGGGCTGTATCGCCTACTAGGAAGGACTGACCGTCTGATGCGTGACCGATCTCAGCCCAAGTGTTGTCGTAGTAGATGAACGCCTTGCCGGTATCGGACTCATACCAGAGATCCCCCAGCGTGGGGCTTGACGGAACGGTGTCCGAAGCCGAAAACTTGTTGGTGTTAGCGGAACGCGCCCAGTAGGTACCGTTGTATGTGAAAGTGGTCGTTCCAACAACGTAGGTGTCGTTAGTCGACGGTGAGGCGGGAAAGTCAATAGCCATCAGATGCCCCCGGCGTCAATGGTGGGAGCGCCCCCGTAGAGACTGGTTGGTCCCCCGCCGTCCATGTTGACGAAGAACTCATGTGAGGAATCGACAGACTGGCCGACTTCAACCCACTGCGAGGTGTTCGCATCCGTGTAGTACACGAGAGTGTTTCCTGTGTCTGACTCAAACCACAGGTTGCCCGCCTCAGGGCTAGCGGGGGGAGTGTCGGAAACAGTGAGGCTCGCCCCGCCGCCGGACACTTCCTGCCATGCGCCACTGGACCGGAAATAGAAAACGTCGTTCGTGGTGTCAACAGCAAGAGCGCCGTTGGCTAGGGCCGTAGAGGGGGCACCATCCGTGGCTAATGTGACCACTCCAAGGACGGCTTCAAGGGTGTCATCAGTTTTAAGAATATTGGCCGCTGAACGATACAACGTTGCATCACCAGTAGCAGAACCAGATCCCCAAGTGATCTTGCCACCCGCGTCGATCTTAACCCGTGTCTCAGAATCCCCATCGACTTTGACGCCCACTGCCTGCGTAGAGACAGATGCCAGTTCTTCAACGACCACGCCAGTCTTAAACTTCTGAGCCACAGCCTCAACCGTACCTTTCGTATGACCGATCCCTCAGGACCATATTTTTTAACCGACCAGAACCACCCGATAAGCGTTGCTGGCCGGAGCAGTAGAAAATGAAATTGTTGCAGTATCTGTATCAGTCCTTACGACATCAGCAATCACCGTGTCGTATGACGACATGTCGTAAACCTGAACTGATACATCGCGAGTACCCAAACCGTGGGTAATCGTGAATGATGTAGCCGAAGCGTTGCCGATACTCTGAGCGACAACCCGGCTCAAGACCGGAGCGATGGTGCTTCGTGAAGCACCGGAACTGTCCCCAATAGCCAAGAAAGCATTGGTTCGGGCAAGAGCAGACGTTGTGGTGCCAGTACCACCATTAGCAATCGGCAGGGTTCCGGTTACGCCACCGGCACCGCTCGCGGCCAGATCGGAAGCATCCGCCGAAAGAACACCAGCAGTGAAAGTAATACCCGTACCAGCAATATTGCTCTTAATCGCCAAACCGCTAGTAGTCGTAGCCAGACCCGAAACACCCGAATCCAACTTGATCTGAAGACTGTCAGACGAAGTTTCAACGCCTCCAGCAGCAACCACGTTGATCGACAAAACACCACTTGCGATTGCCAGACCGTCACCGGCTGTCGTGCTAGAAAGCGAAAGAACACCACTAGAGAACGTGATTCCGTCACCGGCAGTGCTGCTGGCGAGAGCAACATCGTTAGCGTTGACGGTGATGCCATCTCCGGCAATAACATTGAGAACGTCGCCAGTCTTGGTTAGACCAGCACCAGCGTCAATCTGACCGGCACCTGAGAACTGTGAAAAGACTAGGGCATCCGTACCAACCGTATATGCTCCACCGCCAGACTTGGCTTGGAGTACATAACCCCGGTTAGCGTTGAGTGTGCCTCGCTCCACGAAGAAGAAAGAACCGGCATTCACTTCAGCCGCTGCGTCAAAATCGGTGGCTCGCGTGGGAGCGCCTGAAGCATTAACCGTATAAATGCCGTTCTCTGCACCCGTGCCCTGATCCTTGACCAGAACCCGGTTACCCGTTGCGAGTGTAATCCCGTCAAGGGTGTCGCCATTTTCAAGATCGCTGACAAGCGTCAAAGCAGCCGTAGTGGCGACAACGCACGATTCTTTAGGGTCTAGACCAGCAGCCCGATCATCAACATAACCCTTGTTCGCAGCATCGGCAGAGTTTGTGGGTGCCGCCAAGCCTGTAACTTTTGTGACATTGACATGGCCGCTGGCATCCCGCTTCATAATAGTAGAAGCAGTATCAGCCTCAGTAGCGGCAGCGACTAACGCATAATGCGCTGTAGGCATCAACCCATCAGTAGAGCCGTTGGCATTGGCAACGGCTAGCGCCGGGGCACCTGCCGCACCTGCGGTAACAGTTAGTGCTGTGGTACCAGAAGAAACCTCAGTGAGAATCTGCTTCCATGCAGCACCGTTGTAAACCTTGAGAATGTTGTTGGTCGAATCGAAAATCGTCCAACCCTCAAACTCCCCAGAACCGGGATCCCCGGCAGAGAACTGCATCTTTGCATTCTGAAGTTCATTCTGGTTGATGTTGAGATTAGTAACGAATTTTTGTGCCATGTTTGCCCCAAACCTAAGTCAAGTATGCCGACCCTGAAAATGCCGCAGAAAATGTCAGTGTAACCTGCGTATCCGAGTTGTATTGTACATCACCCACTACCACTGTGCCGGTAGAATCAACAACTGTTACAGAAGGTCTACCACCTAATGTGTGTGTTATTGTCCAAGTCGTCTGTGCGGACCCCTGAGCGTGGACATGACGAGTTGCTTCAGTCAAAGCAACATACTCCGAAGGCCACGTTCCTGAGGCTTTTGGCCCCCAAAAACGACCATGTTCATTGGACATTTTCTGCACATACCAATTGCCGTCAGCACCAGTCAAAGCATTTGGTGCGTCCGATCCAGTCAAAAGACTGGAACCGCCACCAGCAGTAGCAAGAATCTTGACATAAACCGTATTAGGAGTAGCCGCAGACGTAGTAACAATATTTCGGAGTTCTTCAACTGTTACACTGTAAGTAGTCATGTCGTCACATTCGCATCCAAATTGAAGTTGCCTTGCAGCAACCTTTCCACTATTGCGGTAGGGCCAATCAACTCTAAATCATATATGCCGCCCTGCGTCAAGGTCGCAGTATCCGCAGCGGAAATAGTTAAACCTACGGTTCCCGTAGAAGGAGTGATCTGAATCCGTCCATTTTCTGTAGTCAATTCGACCAGCGCCGAACTCGCCTCAATGTCTCTACGAACCTGCATCCGAGACGTAAAACCCGTCAAATCTCTAACCGTGTCGTCAAAGTTCGTTACTTCTATGTCGCGAGAAAATGTAGATCCCTGTTCGCAAGTGAAATTATATATACCAGCAGGCATTATTTACTCCATAGAGATAGTTTGGAAAAATCGTCTACATCACTTTTGGTTAAAGTCAGGATTGTAAAACTGATCTTCAAAAAAGTGTTCACCATACTGCAATAAACCGTACACGGCCCACGGCGTAGTGGACGGTCCTGTTGAAACCAACAAAGAAGAACCTTCATCGGTCAGGATTTCCGCTATGACAACGTAATCCTTTACGACGACAGGCAAATCTTCATACTTGTCGGCTACTTCGGAATCAAGAATCTGCTTCATCGGATCTTCGCTCATGAACAGATCTTACTACACCACTACTTAGTCGGCGTCAGCCTTCCGTTGATGTTTCCGGTAAGCACCCTTGACAGAAAATTTCCCTATAGATCCGTAGTTCATGCCTCGGGTTTGCCCATCACGATGCATCGCTGCATCACCCATAATAATAGTGTGCAACTTATTCTTACGTTTAAAAGGAAATAGTTGATAAATGGGAGTTCCCGCCGTAATAGTAAAATTATCTTCTACCATTGCTCTAATCACAACATGCAAGTTATGATAATAATCAGTATGAATTACTGCTGGTAAGACTTGGTACCGGGGATCCGGTTCGTAAGCAATCGGCAACGCCAACGTGGAGTAGCCCGGAGCAGTCTTATAGAGCCATGGGGATACGATCTTGGGCCAACCAGCATTGGGTCGTTCACGCCCTTTGGCTATTGGGCATCCCCTTGTCATCCGCTTGTCGAATCTCTGTATCTCAAACGCAGCATCACTGGTGCGGGCCGTCATATCGTCCATCCCCAGCGGAGAAACTTCGACATCACACCATAGGGGCACAGTCATTCCTATTGACAAATAATCTTGAATGCCCTTACAACTGTTGATGGTTCCGGCTTCCGCTATTTCCGGAGCCTTATACCAATCAGGCCAACCTTTATCATTGAGAAACGGGGGATGCTCATGCAGCCTGTTGTCTGAAGGAACAACCAGAATCTCACCCGGCTGGACCTTGGGCCAGTCGATGTAACTTCTAATCTTCGATAAGTTCTTTAAGCGCTTCAGCATGATCCCTCACAGGGCAACTTCGCTGTTCTTTCAAGTTCCACATATAATCATTCACAGTATCATTGATACCGAAAGCATCCAAAGCATCCTGCGATGCCTGAAGATTGAAAACTCCTTGGCCTTGAGCCACATGAGCAAAGTGCGGATGACTGAACATCCAATACGCTCCGGATGCGTCCGTGTCTTGCAAAGGACGCTCCGACCATAAACCCAATAGATGTTCCAAATTTTCCGGTATGGGTGTCTCCTGTTGCGCTAACCAGAAATCAGTATCTGTGCGATCAGAAATATAATGCAATCTGATCATGTCCAAAATATTAGACATGATGTCTTCAAACTGACGATTATATTCTCTAGCCCCCCATACATATCCTTTACGGAATGACGCCAACCCTCCAACCATCATAAACGCCTGTTGAATCGTGGACCCAATGGATGTCGCCTCTAGAGGTTCCACGAACGAACCCGCAAGACCCACGGCGATACAGTTCCCTACCCACATCTTTTCCAGATAGCCCGGATCAAATCGAAAATGTTTGTAGTCCGATAGTCGGATGTCCAATAGTTCTTCCATCTCGGATACGGCATCCTCCTCTGAACAAAACTTTGAAGAATACACATAGCCGTTGCCGCGCCTGAACTGAGTAGGGATCTCCCAAGCCCATCCATTTTTCATGGCTCTTGCTCGGGTATACGTTCGGATTTCCCCGCTCTCATCAGATGGAGTTGGAAAAGCGATTGCCGAATCACCCAAAAGATATTTACTAAACGAGTTCCATTTTTTATCGGAGAGTTCAGACATCAACACCTGTCGGAATCCAGAAGCATCAATCCAAAAATCACCAGTGATTCTTTCTTCCTGACCGACGAGTCCTACACTTCCGATCCAATCATCAGAAACCCTGACATCTTCTACTTCCCCTTCTATAAAAGTAATATTCTTTTGTTCTGCTTTGAATCTAAGAAAATAATTTAACTCATGTGTATCAAAGTGAAATTGATTAACCTGTTGATGAGCATTGATAGAAGGAATCTGATTTTCTTTTAGTTTAGGATGTGAAGTGTGATCGGTCAATAACTTGCCTTCAGAAATCAATTTTCCATAGGCAGCATTAAAACCGAATACCATAGGTGGATCGCATATACCTGTGGTGGCATGAAAATAATCGGGAGTATGTTCGTTCCAGCCCTCAAAACGGATTCCCTTTTTATGGGTTGCCCCTGTCGCTGATATCAACTCCGCCACAGGAATGCCCACATAGTTCATGAATCCACGCCATTGCTCTGTGGACCCCTCCCCTACACCAATCGTTCCGATGGCATCCGATTGGATAACAGTGATTCTGTAACCACTAAACGCCTGACGTAAAACTAAAGCAGTTACCAAACCAGCATTTCCACCGCCGACAACAACAACTCGTCTGTCTTTAATCCTGTCAGCCATGAAATATACTCAGCGGAACCATGTAACAAGCGTGTATTTGGTTCCCTCTTCTACAGGATGAGCGATGTGAGCGTAAGGAAAGTTGGAAGGAAAAAACACCAACTGTCCGGCCTTGGGTTGAATCGTAACATCGAAGTAGGGAAATTCTAATTGCCCTCCTTCAAAGTCGTCATTGAGAAACATCACCATGCTCAATGCCCGCATATTGAGTTCCCCATGATCATGATGAATCCTGTATTCAGCCTTATTCTGGTAACGGATGCATCGAAGTCCCTCGTCTGAACATAAGCCAAGATCGTAAACACTCTTGAATTCGTTTACCAACTCGTCCAAAGTCTGTTGAAACGATCTAGTTGATTCGGCAAGAGCCTCATATTCTGGTTCGCGGCTACAGAGAAGTTGCGTAAAATCAGATTCAACACTGCTTCTGTGATCCCCTAAAGTTCCGTGTCCTGTCTGGGAGCGCCGCCACGCGCTGGGGGAATATTCCAATTCGGCTGCTTCAATAATATCTGCCAAGAACTTTGCTGATTCTGGATAAGCATTCTCCATAACAGCCATGCCGGGAGCAGGATTATGAATTGGCATACGACCTCCATTTGAATTTAAGCCTCTCCCCTAGATCTTCGTGTTCTATATGCATGTTTCCACCCGGCACCGGAACATTGTTATCGGAATCCCTCCCACCACCATTACCCATATCCACCCATGCTAACTTGGTGAAATCCCCCTGACAGAAGCACGAAAGATTTGTAATCCTGATTCCATCCAAGACCGCTTGCACGCTATGCGTATGCAAAAAGTTGGCAGGATAAATCAAAGTGTCACCCTTGGATGGCCTGTATTCCACATCCAAAAACGGAAAATGTAATTCGCCTCCAACAAAGTCTTTTTCATTAGTGGTTAAAAACTGCAAAGAACACAGAACCCGTGACGGTGCCACAGGATCAGTAACCTCCCCTCCGTGGGCATCTTGAAAACGAGTAGGGGTGTTGTCTGAATGTGGCCCCATTTGGGCACCCGGATAATAATAAAGGAGCCTGTGGGTTTCCTGCCATCCTAGATCAATAGGAAGCGTCCGATATTCGTACGCGTAATCTGACAAACATGCAAACAAATCTTCCTGAAGTATGAAAGTGAAATCGTCATACTTGTTACCCCGTACCAAACCACCGTGACGCGGAATGTTTCGACACCTGAGAGGACCATAAGCCGCTTCGTGGCCAGCAACCGGTCCGTCTTTAGGATTGCCAGTCCATTTTGTTTCACGATCTGCTTCGTATCTTTCTCTCCACAAATCTAAAACGAATTCATCATCGACTTCGCCATAAGGCTGATTACGCCAAATGGCCAAACCCGGTGCCAATAGTTCCATCAAGTGAGCCTTTTAAACGCGTAGAAATTGATACAAGAAATCTCATCAGAATCTAGCATCACTTTCGCTGTGTATCTGCCCAAACCCTCTACCACGAACGACCATCGTGCCCGACTACGTTCAGTCCACTGAGGCTTCAACCCTTCAAAAACAGTTTCCTTCTTGCGGTTTTCCACTAGATCCAATGAGAGATCCCCATCTCTCAAATCGACATACTCATTCACCAATAAAATATTCTGGTAATGCCCAACGGGCATTTCTCCACACCGCATAGATATGTCATTGATTTCAGGAATCTTGACGATAGATGCTTCAGGTGGGGTGATATCGGGAAACTCTTCCAACACCTTCGGCGGCATACCGTGGCATATCTCTATGCCCCACCATTCCGCTTCTTTCAAATAGTCTTCAGTCTGTTCCTTTTCAGGAACATACATCATTGTTTTCATTTAGATATCCGCCGTGTCTAGGGCAATCGCGTTGCCATTTACTCCTGTGTTGAGAGTGTAACTCGGTGTACCGGCTTTTCTGGTGACCACAATCAAGACACCACCGCCACCGCGTCCACCGCGCTGACCGTCAGTTCCCGCACCGCCCGCACCACCAATGTAATACTCTGTCGGATAATTGGTGGTAACCGACGGATTGGTCACACCGTGATGGTTGGTCGTCCCCGGTGTAGTGTGGGCACCGTGTTCAGTGTTCGGCACATCCGGATTCACGCCACCCGGATTGGTAACTGTGTGATGGTTCTGGACCGGGGGGTTAACGCCACTTCCATCAGGATTACCGTGATGGGTGCCCGGCGTCGAAAAGTGATTAGTCGGATTAGTCGTGCCCGGACTTACCGCACTTCCATCAGGATTACCGTGATGGGTGCCCGGCGTCGAAAAGTGATTACTTGGATTCGGTGTACCCGGACTTACCGCTGAAGAGTGATGATGGTTGCCCGGCTGATAGGAGTGATTGGTCGGATTTTGGTTACCCGGTGCGTGTCCGCCCGGACCCGGATATGGAACCGGAGGGTTATGGTTGCCGCCAGACGGCACATGGGTGCCGGGGTTGCTTGAAGTGTGATGATTCGTTCCATCCGGATTCGTATTACCGGGAACAAACGTATGTGTCGGATTGTTAGTTGTGCCCGGAGTTGCGTGATGATTCGTTGTATCCGCATTCGTGTTACCACCAACAGACGTATGTGTCGGATCATTAGTTGTGGGCTGAGTGGCGTGGTTATATGGTTCTCCGGGGTTCGTGACTGACGTATGGTGATGATCCCCCGAAAAAGGTGTACCCGGACTAACAACATTTTGATGATGGTTAGTAACAGCCGGATTCGGAGTTTCATTAGCACCCGGCGTACCAGACTCCCGATGGTGATGATTCCCCGGAGCCAACGTAGAAGGTGGTGTTATCGTGGCGTCAGGTGCTTTAGTGCCGGGAGTTCCTGCCGTTCCCGAAACGCCTGCACCACCCTCGGAATACAAACCACCAGACCCAGTGATCTGACGAGCCGAAACCATTACAACTGCGCTACCCCGACCACCACCGCCACCGGTACCGGCCACGCCTGTCGATCCCTTACCACCCGCCGCTCCAACAGTCTGATAATTAGGATGGGGGTTAGAAGCGCCCGGACCCATACTGCCGTCAGCACCGGCCCCACTAATTCCGTCCGCTCCCGTACCGCCACCTGCGCCGCCCTTTACGCGAATGAAATCGGAACCGCGCTGCTTGTAAGCATTGATGGCATCACGAAGATCATAAAAATCAGGGACCGTCACACCAACCGAACTGGTGACAGACCCAGAACTAGAGAATGTGTACCCCGGCACATAACCGTCAGGTTCCCCTGAACCGCCCAAGCCATCAACAACATTCTGTCCAACAGCAACGGTTCCTTCTAGCGAACCCGTAGACACACTGGTTGCATCTTCTTTGACACCCAAGTCGCCATTCAACGTCAACGTGTTTTTAACAAACACCCGAAACCCGTTCGGGTTCAAAACCTTTCCTGAATTGATAGTCAAGTTACCGTAATACTTGTCTTCAGTCAAACTTGTATTCGTGGTAATGGTTACATCACCGTCGCCGCCATGACCAAAAATCAGGTCGCCATCAAATTGAAGGTCGCCAAATTCGTCTTCGGGAAGAAGTTCAACAACGTAAGGAAGAAGATCTTTTTCCCGACGAACGCCCTGATCGTAGTTTGCGTCAGCCATTAGTCAGCCTCTAGGAAATAAGTGTTCCCCGCACTGCCGGTACCAGTACCAGCGGCACTGACCGTATAGGAATGACTCTTATCTGAGGAAATCAGAATTACCACACCGCCACCTGCATTGACGGCACCCTTTGCGAAAACATTTCCGGTTCCAAACAAATAGCGGGCAGCGACAATTACCACTCCACCGCCATAGTTGGTTCCGTCCCCTGCTCCACCTTTCAACAGGTTGATCGTTCCCGTAGCAGGATCAAACGAATAACCGTCGATAGCGTTCAAAGCATTCTTGTACCACTGTTCGCCGCCAAGAGCCGCCGTGGGTGCGGTTGCCGTGTAGGTTGCTGATGCTCCGCCAAGAGAATTGGCAACATTCGCATCTTGCGTGCCGATACCTAATGATCCTTGGGCGGAAGGGCCAGCGGCCATTCCTATGGTTCCCGACAGAAACAGGTTTCGTTGAACGAAAACCCTGTAACCAGCAGTATTCAAAGTAACACCACTGTCAACTGTCAAGTCAAGATAATACTTGTCTTGAGTCAGGGTTGTGTTGGTGCTAATAGTGACGGCACCATCTTCGCCGCTTCCAAAAATGTGCGACGGCGAATCATAGAAATCCGCTAAAGCATCAGGTGCGCCTATTCGGACTAACCGACCAGCCATTACGCCTCCTGAATACCAAATGAATGAATCGACACCGAAGCGGCAACGCTCGCAGAAGCCTGAATGAAATCACCAGTAGCCATCACTGCCGATAAGTTTACGAACGTCGTGGACTTGGAATCCACCGCTACGTCAAACAGAATAGCATTCGCAGACGACGCCGAACCGCCACTTGGAACCAGATGCAAAGTCACCGTCCGGTTAGCCGCGGCAGTATTACACAGAGCAATCTGCTTGACGACTGTCGTTGTACTACCCGGCACCGTGTACAGGGTGGAAAGCGAAGTTCCCAACTGTGAAGGTGCGTGTAGTTTCGTCTGAGTCATTGCCATTAGACCATAACCTCCATGTGGAACATGGTTTCCACATCATCAATAGTAGTTTGAAAAGCATTCAACTGAGTAGTAGTTGCATAACTGTATGCCAGAATCTTATCTTGAACAGCAGCAGAAGTCATGATTGAAGTATCATTGTCAGAAAATGATCCAGATCCAGTCTGGACCGCAGCAATACCGACACTGTTCAATGTCAATGTTCCAGCAATTGTCACATCGTCCGGCAAGCCAACCGTAACTGCTCCCGAACTAGTAAATGCCTCCACCTCATTTGAGGTACCGGTAACCGAAATAATCGCTTGACTAGCGGTAATGTAACCATAGTTTTCGATCTTGTCTGCGATAGCCCCAGAAGTCATGATCGAAGTGTTGTTATCTGCAAAGGATTCAGCGGAAGTTTGAACCGCAGCGATACCCACGCTGTCCAAGGTCAACGTTCCGGCAATGGTTATATCGTCCGGCAGACCGATAGTAACGGAACCCGTGGATGCCGAAACAACAACCTCAGCGGCAGTACCAGAAACACTGTTAACGACAGCAGCCCACTTCATGCCCTTTGTTTCTGTCGAATCGGCAAGGAGGGCTTGGTTATTGGAGCCGACGGCCAGTCTTGCCGGAGCAGAAGAACTACGAGCGTAAATATCACCCTTAGTCGTCAGGGTTCCCTTGAGCGTTGCCGACGCTGTGGTGGCGTAGGCGTAAGCAAGAATCTTGTCTTGAACAGCAGCGGAGGTCATTAACGAGGTGTCGTTATCAGCAAACGATTCCGACCCAGTTTGGACTGTCGCAATCCCAACACTATCTACAGTAAGCGTTCCGGTAATCGTGACATTGTTAGGCAAGCCAACCGTTGCCACACCAGAAACAAGTCCAACCTCAATCTCATTGGAAGTTCCACCAACAGACGAGATTGTGTTCGCCGTTGTGGAATACCCATATGCTTCAATCTTGTCCTGAATCGCAGCAGAAGTCATCACCGACGTATCGTTATCGGCAAACGACTCACCAGACGACTGGACGGCAGCGATTCCCACGCTATCCAAGGTGAGAGTTCCAACAATTGCTACATCATTCGGAAGGCCAATAGTGACAGCGCCCGAAGAATCTGACAACGAAATTTGAGCAGCCGTGCCAGTGACACTGGTAACCGTCGTACTCCACACCATGCCGCCCGCCGCAGAAGCATCAGCCGACAAAACCCTGCCGTCAGCACCAATCCCAACATTGACGACGGTGTCATCTGCACTTCCAACGAGAAGATCACCTTTAGCGTCGATGGTTGCAATGGGGATAGTGTCTGCAACCGTTGCATACGAATATCCAAGGATCTTGTCCTGCACCGCAGCAGAGGTCATAACCGAAGTGTCGTTGTCGGCAAACGATTCAGACCCCGTCTGAATAGTAGAAATACCGACACTGTCGATAGTCAAAGTGCCAATAGTTACAGCGCTGGGCAAACCAATAGTGATACTCCCAGTCGAAGCATCTACTTCAACTTCATTACCCGTTCCGGTAATACTGTTAACAACGTTGGCCCATGCCAACCCAGTACCAGCAGAAGAATTAGCAACGAGTGCTTGATCGTTGGTACCTACGGCAAGTCTCCCAATAGCATTATCCGCTGTTCCGCCAAGAAGGTCACCCTTGGCATCCACCGTGGACGAGCGCATCTCGTAGCCATCTCGCACCAAAACCCATGCTGTTTCACCAGTCGAATAGACCTTTAATGAGTTATCAGTTGTGTTGTAATGAAAAAATCCACTCGTTGTTCCAGACGCCGCAATATTGCTTTCAGACCACCCGGCAGCATTGACATCCAATTGATCAAATGCTCCATTAAACTGGACGCGACTGAACGAATCCGTACTGGAACCCCAGTTCGGCAACGATGTAAATCTTGTTCCATAAATAATAGCCATATTGACGCTCCTGCGATAATCCTACACCCTAAGTGGGAAGTGTCTGTCGTACTCTTTCCATATCCGCTGCGGATAATGCTTCCTTGAACACTGCGAAATGATTGAATTGCCAACCCGGCTGATCATCTGTATGAAAAACAATATCGGCATTGGAAATACCCGTCCTAGACGCCAAACTATTTGTCGTACTATCTGCCACTGATTGGATTTGTGTCCCATTCGCATATAAAATAAGTTTAGTATTTGCAACATCCCGAACAAGTCCGACATGATTCCATTGTCCAACCCGTGAAGAATCATCCCAAGTCGCGTTGACAGTGTCTCCCGCTGACGACGAAAAATCATATTGTGACGTAACTGTTCCAATTACGTTGCCGCTGTCGAACCTCAACTTCAAATTGGGATGCGTAAATACATAATCAGTACTATCCATCTTCCACCGTCGATAACTGAACGAAATGCTGACAGCAGTATCCCGCCCAACGACAAGGTTGGGAGCCATGCGCCCACCCTCCCGATTCAACTGAAACAGATTTCTATCGACAACACTTGAATGCTCGTAAACATCCGCTGCCTCCCAAGCGCGGTTTACGGTCCACGTTCCACTCTGAGTATCTGTTCCCGTACTTGTCGTAGCAGTATGAGTAGTAAGAATACTTGGCAAAAACGTATACGTCTTAGTCCCTACAACTGCTATTTGAGTAATCTGTTTCCCGCCGTAGGTCGCAGCAGCCCAAGTAAACGTAGTACTTGTCCCACTTCCTGTGTCTACAAGCCCATTTGTGTAACTTACAGTCCAGTCATAAGCATCATTGTCCATACCAGACACAATAATGTTATCACCCGAACTACTCTGTATCCCCAAGTACAAATAATCAGTTCCCGTATGCGGCAAACCAATCCAGTTCGCAATCGGTAGCGGACCAGCCTCATAGATAAGGTTATAATTCACGTTGTTATTCACGGAGGAATTCTGCGTGAAAGAATCAACACCGTCATAAAGTGTTGCCATTACGTCACCTCCACCCAAGCAGTCGTATCTTCATCCCACGAATAAAATGGCGTTGATCGCACTCCTGCTCCGCCTTCCTCGCCCGGATAGGCAACCGGCGGTTCCCAGCGTCCCAACTCTTCGTTCCATGTAACCCACGATGCGAATGGAGGAGCAGGTTTGACCCACGCCAGCGTGTCTTCATCCCATTCATATCCAAGAACATAAGCACTGGGCGCTTCCCATTCCGCAGTTGTCGTATTCAAAGTCCAAGATGGGTACGGTTTTGGTGCATGAAATATGTCGTTTGACGGATCGTAGGTAAACCCGATTCCTGCGTGCCTGCCCCTGAGCGGCGTTCCACCATCCTCGTTGCCGTCTTCTCCGTGATGCTTGCCATCCCATGTCCACATGGATGTCTGCACCCAAGTTCCCGAATCAGGAAAGAGGTCGTTCAGGAAATCAATACCGCGTTGTTCAACTTCCACATCATCAATAGTTGTTATCTCGTTGCCGACGATGATGACTTGAAGAACGATGTTGTTTTCGTCTAGTTCAGCGAAGCGTGCCATGTCGTCTCCTACGGCGTCGGGAATCGGATGACTACAACACCCGATCCGCCCGCTGCTCCGCTAAACGGCCCACCAGCACCATTGGTATAAAGGCTGCCCGCACCGCTACCACCACTGCTGTTCGCCGCTGGAGCAGAAACATTCGCCTGACTTGTTGCACCAGCAGTTCCCGTAGTGCCACCAGCGGCACCGCTAGAAAACCCGGAAGCCTGCCCACCGCCACCGCCACCGTAGGCGATAGCAGAACCGGTGTACGAGTTCGTCTGATCGGTACCCCCGGCTCCCGCTGTCCATGAAGTGCCACTGCCATGTCCACCGTTTCCACCCATGCCGCCGCCTCCTCCGCCAAAGTGGTAGTTGTTGCCCGAATCCTGAGACTCACCACCGTCGCCGCCCTGCGAACCAGTACCGCCAGCGCTATGAGTAGAGGTACTCAAACCGCCACCGCCCCCACCACAACCGGCACTTTCACCGGCCCCGTTGGTGCTTCCATGTCCGCCACCCTGACCAGTGTAAGTCGAACCGCCGCTCACAGCAAACATGCTGTTATTGCCACGCGATCCATTCACGCCAATAGAAGTACCCGGACTGGCCGCACCGTCACCAACGGTCGCAACGTGAGTTCCAACTCCCAAGGTCACTCCCGTCGTTGTCAAAGCACCACCTCCACCACCGCCACCGGCACCACCGTAAGGACCGTAATACACGCCTCCAGCCTTAGCGCCCGAACCGCCACCAGCACTCACAAAAATATCAGCAGTAGCGGAAACATTACTAACAACGAAGTTCCCAGTCGAAGTCCACTTGACCCAAGTGTTACTACCGTCCGTACCAGTGGTATACGTCCCAGTAGCCGTCCAAGACATCTGCTGCGCTGTTGTGATGTTTGGCTCATTACTGTCCGCCCCAGTGCCAATGGAGTTGATCGCTGCGACCCGGAACCAGTATTGAGTGTTCATCGTAAGCCCAGTAGCCGTATAAGTCGTCGCGGAACTACCAGTAGTAGCGGTGACGTTCGACCACGCAGAACCATCAGTTGATTTCTGAACCCGGTAGCCCGAAATGGTCTGACCGCCGTCAGAAGCAGGCGTTGACCAAGTCAGATCCACCTCAGTAGACGCTGACCCTCCGGCTGCCAACGACAAGGTACCCGGCGTGCCGGGAACCGTGTAGGCACTAGTTGTCAATGATGGAGTGTTCCCATCAGGACCAGTTCCATAAGCGTTGATCGCTGCCACGGTGAAGTTATAGGCGGTGTTGTTTGTTAGTCCGGTCGCTGAATAGGTTGTTGCTGTACTCCCCGTATCAGAAACGAGAATCACACCGTCCTTCTTGATCCGATAGCCGGTGAGCGTTGAATTCCCGTCATCCCCCGCCGACCACGACAAAGTGATAACCGTGTACGCAGGACTGCCCGCGGCCAGCGACAAGGTACCCGGCATACCGGGGTCACCCGGACCGGTAGAAGTCGCTGTCACGTCACTCGTCAGATCCATATCCAGAATTGTTGTGATTTTGTCAGCCATAACTCAACCCCACAACCCGGCATATGAACTATCCAAAGGACCATCATTTACAATAGCCCGATAACCAACAATCCCGTTTTCTCCGTGATTAACTTTGAACATATCAGTATCCAAAGTTTTATCATAAACATTCGGAGTAGAGAGAGAAACAGAATTAATAAGATACGTCGTTGGATGACAAGCATCCGTCAGTGAAGGCGCTACATAAAACTTCGTAGTAGAGGCTGAAACGGAGAATCGTATCCACCGCAACCCCACCGTAGTGAAGTCATACAGAGTTGTATGGGTTCCCGAAACGTAGGCCGAAGATACCGCCGATCCTGACGCTCCCGTCAAGTATTTCAGTACTCCAGATTCATCTATGACACATGCCCGATAATTAGCGTTACCAGAAGTCCCCTGTTCCAACAAAATGATGTCAGACGAGTTTCCATAATTAATGTCACTCACAAAGAATAAATAATCTGCTTCTGTTTCTCCACCTGAAAGTCCATTAGAAACAGCATCCGCTCGCATGAATACTTTCGACCCAGTAACTCCGCTGGGATAAAAAGCAAATCCTGAGTTATACCGCGCTCCGGCGATAATCCCATAACGAGAATCCTTAGGGTCAATCGCAGTCGTTGATGACAACAATGAAATGTGCCTACCCGAACCAGTCCTATCCGGTATTGCCGTACAGGCATCATTGCCAAATCTCAATACAGTGTCATCGTTTGCCGCAACTCCGGCACCCGGTACACACTTCTGTAAAATGATCTTTGCCTCAAAAGCAAATTCCGCAGCATCACTTGGACTATTGGACTGACTCCCTACCACCCCGGCAGACAAGGTTGGAGCCATCTCCGTTTCAACCCTCGTCCCATCGGGATCAGGATCTACTACTGGATCAAAAACATATTTGACAAAAAACGGAGATTCCCGATAATGAGTCTTGATTCTTGTGAAATAATTATCTGGAGTAGTTGTATCTAAAACTGTTTTCAAATAAGAACGCATTGCTTCCGGCTTACCAGCATTCAGCCCATTAAAGGCATATTTGATTTGCTGCCGATAGGCGTCAATATTTTCGTAAGTAGAAGAACGTGCCAACTGCCAAGTGACCGAATCTTCTGCCGACTCCGCATCCAAAACGTCTAGATTTTGCCATGTCGTGGAATCAGTGTCGTCATTCCAACCAGCCAGAGACAACCACATGCTTGTTCCGGTGAACGGATTGGTCAGTTTGACTCCCAGCAATTGAGACAACCATGACAAATACCTTTTAGGCGCTGTCAAAGGGTTAGTGAGAGTTGACAATGCTTCCGTATTGGTCAGACTGTCCTCTGCTCTGGTGTAACCCCATTTTCCTATTTCTTGTCCGATAAGGGAACCATAGACAAAGGCACTAGCCAATAGTTTTCTTGTCAGATTGTGATGCCCAACCGTAGGATTATGTTGATCCGTGTCACTTGATCTGATGAAATCTGGCAATAGGTTGTAGGTATCCGAAAATGTCTTGTTCGTAAATACACCACTAACAGAAACCGCTGTAACATCAGAGATAGCAAACGATAGGTTTGCTGAATCTACACTTTCGGCTTCAAAAATAATACGGGCGTAATTGGCATCTGTGGGAACCCAAAATCTTTCTCTACCACTAACCGGATTCCCATATTGAAAACCTGTCTCATAGGCAGTAATTGAAAATGGAATTGTTGCCAACTGTCCTGAAACCAAATCATTAGTGGAAACAGTTGTTTGCACTTTGTGAACATCCGTGGAGACAACCCATGCAGCACCGTCCCCTTTTTCACCCGTGTAGCCCAAAACGGCACCGCTGCTTACATCGTCAACAGCGAAATATTCCACCCTCATGCTGAGAACTTCGCCCAGCAAAGTTGATCCAACTTTCATGATTCCAGTTGCAATAAAACTCTTATCAATTGGAATAGGAAATATTGGAGATCTAAGTTCTACATCACCCGCAGCGAGAGAAGTGACATCAATTCCGTCGGTATAAATGTCGCTACCTAAAACGGTTTCTCTTTCACCCATGCCGGACACTGTTTGAGCAGTAGCATTTACAGTTGACCATCTATTGATATCGAAAACATCTTGAGTATCTGTCTTCAACAAATTGACAGACATCTTAAGTTACCGTGACAGTAAGCGTACTTGGATAAGTCAGCATTCCTAAATGATTCATGCGAATATCGCCAGTCAAGGCACCCGTTGTATCCGTTGCATTAGATGCCATCACCTCGGCCCGAACAGCCGTAGTGGTTTGAATAAAGGTCGTTGTACCTGCTCCCATTATCGTGGGAGCGACGCTGCAAGACCACCCTTCGTTTCCATTGGCCGTACCTGCCGTTACCCAAACAAACTTGTCAACACACAACTCACCAACAACGTCAGCATCCGCTGCTCTAGTCAAAACCCAATTGGACGAACCGTCACCCACTGTTGTCAAAGTATAAATACCGTTCTGAAAAGCAGTACTTTGATCCTTAACCAAGATACGGGCATCAGCAGATGGGGTAACACCATCGACAGTAAACGCCGCTTGAGTGCCTGAATTCGTCACTGTGGCACCAACCCCAGCGGTTCCGTTGTCGTACACCACGGGCATGTTCGCTATCGTTGCACAGGCAACCGTTTCCTCGGGCAGAGACAATGTTACTGACTTGACATAATCAACACCTGTTACACCATCAACCAAACTGATGATTTCATTTAGTCGAACTACTCGGTCCCAATCCCAAGCATCGGAATCCAAATATATTTTCAAGGCTGTCTGAACGGCTGTGTTCACCGTTCCGGACGCAGCCGCTGTGGTCTTGTAAACCTCCAGCGTTACGCCGACGCCAACCAATTCTGCGTTATGAACTTCAACAGAAAGCCCGGTGGCAATCTTAGCGTTTATAGCAGTGGAAATAGTTGTCAAATCCGCAGCAAGAAGAGTCGCATCATCGACTGAACGAGAATATCCGTTTACATTCTCACTGGCAAGAGATAGCAAAACATAAGCAGTATGTTCCCCTCCACCAGTCACCATGTTCCTATCAGCAAACCGTCGTTTGTTGTATGCCTTTGCACGGAAACCAGTAGTTGCATAATTTGCCAATACATAATTTTGGATTTGACTCTCAGTTGCCAACACCGAAGAATATCCAGCCAGAGTCGTTATCGCCCTAGAAAAATATATGTCATCTGATTCGGCATCAAATCCACCAGAAGGTTTGAGATCAAAAACAACTGAAGAAATGTAAGGAATCGTTGCCAACACCTGCAAGGTGCTTCCATTCGGAGGACCGTTATACGCCGATCCAATTGCCTGAGCCGTAACCGGACACAGGGTTAGTTGTGACGACCCCGCACTCACCGTTTGAGCCGCATCCAACATGTACACCAAAACCTCACCACTACTACCATAATAAGCAAATGGAGTACTGATAGGAACCGTGTAACCAGCGGTATCAGTAAAGTTGATCGTTATCTTTGCTGTTGATTTCACACCATTAGAGCGAGTAACCCCATACAACTTCAATAGTGTTTCCACAGTGGAGGCAGGCAAACGATTTGCAGAATTCGCCAAAACCGCCGTCTGATGCGCCGTTGCTTCCAGCAAAGTCGTCTCCATTTGCCCAACGCGAGGTTCCCAACTAGGAATCAAAGCGCGGGCCTGCGTAATACTCTCCTCCAAAATCGAAGTAACAGTCGTATCAAAAGGAGTCAAATCTACATAGGTACTAAAATCTGGAGATGCCATCATGAACCCCTATTGAAAATTGACTTCTATTCTGCTAACAGTACCTGCACTCTTGATTATGTTAACACGATCTAACAAAATCGAACTTCCATAAAATGTTGAAAACTCTTCTAAAATGTCTTCCGTCGCCATATTGTCGAAAACAGGATCAGTGACACCGAATGTCGGATACACCGGACGCTCGCCCTTGTGGGTCAAAACGAATACTTGAACCTGCTCGGCTTTATACTCATCGCTAGTGGTATCAACATGTTTGAATCCACCAGTTGAGTCTAACGATAATGGTATAGATAAAACTTCCATATAAGCCTACTCTAAGATCTAGGACAAACAGATTTTAGCCTGCCTTCGCCTGCGACCAAGGAAAGAAAACTACGACAAAGGCTCACTCCCCCACATTTCATCCCACGTTTCCGGCCCAACGACCCCGTCCCTTGTCAGACGGTTGATTCGCTGAAACTGCTTGACCTTCCTTTTGGTTCCCCAACCAAAGATCCCGTCGATCTTTCCACAATCAATACCCAAAGCCCCCAACCGACGCTGCAACACCTTCACCCGATCCGAACGCTCTTTCCTCCGAATCGGATTCGTCCTTATTTCAGCCGTAAGAGCAGCGTGATACCTCAACAATGCCCCCCAATCCATAACCGGTTCTTTTGTTTCTTCCTTAACTCCCACACCAGTCATAGCCGGAGCATCAAACCAATCGGTAGAGGCCCGCGGCTGGTGATGCCACCACTCACCACGAACCGTCGGATGCATCCCATACTCTTTAGCGATGTTATTAACTTCCCATTTCTTTATTCCATTACCACACAAACCAAAATCGACCGCGTAGCAAAATCCGTCGTCCTGTTCCATGTGCCAACTTCCACGCCAAATCCCAACACCATTCAAGGCTTTAGGTCCAAAACGGCGATCCGGATCAGCCGCTAAGTTAAATCCAGCCTTACGATTTTTATAGCCATCATAAAAATATTTCTGCTTTGCGTAAGTTCGGCAACCACTTGTAATTCTTACACGACCACTGATACGCGGATCTCTAAAGAAGGCTTCCAACCGTTGTACAAAACGTGGATGAAGCAGCGAAAGATCAACATTCTTCTTTGCTGGCAATGACACTTTAAACACCTCACTGGGTATAGTTGCTATCTTTATTAGTATAGTTTCTAACTGGCTTCCAGAGCGGCAACACGGGTCTTGAGATCCGCTATGTCAGCACGGTCTTGGTCAGCCTGTGGCTGTTTTGCCAACATCTTGGCGTCGAAGTCTGCTATGTAATCAACAGCAGATTGAGATTGAAAAGCATTCCCTTCTAGTTGAACATTTATTTCCTGTATTGCTTTAATCATAGGCGATATGAGTTCCGTATACCGCAATCCCTGCTCGTAGTGTTCTTCCACGGCAGGGACGGCAATGACATTGCGTTCAGGGTCACCCGCCATTTCGGGGCGTGCTTCAATCAGTGCGTTAGTCCAGATGGCCGTGTCGGAAGCAGCGCTCCCCAATACTGTTTCGACCTCCTGTCCCAGCAGGCCGTAGTGCGTCCTAACCCCTGTTCTTCCCTCGGTCTCAATCCACTTGAATTTTACAGGCCGTAGGGCATTGATAAATGCCAATCCCAGATCACAGTCACCGATGTCTGTTTTCTGGTTCTCATCTGATGTGTTTATTGTCCCATTGGAGCAATACAACTCGCTCCATCGCGCTCCGTTGTAGCCAAGCGAGTAGTGATTGTTTGAGAGAGGATGGCAACCGTACTGATAAAACGTTCCAAAGAACGTAAAGTCGTTGTACTGAGTGTTAGTAAAGATGCCGTTCCGTTCATAACCACTCCAATCATAACTTGGAGCAAACTGGATGTACCGCTCAAACGTGCCCGCAGTACCCTGCGTGTGCGTACCGGTGGCCCTGACAGTCAGCCCACCATTGGCTACATTGGAATGGCCGGAATGATGCAAATTGTACGCATCATTCTTCTTATCATAAACGTACCAGTCTCCCTCCGTTCCAATCCCAGAACTATCTGTTCCCATGATCGTGTTATCCAACATGATGGATGCACGATTAGATCCGACATACTCCGTGGGGTTGATTCTCATCGTTACCCCGTACTGTTCGGTCTGTCCACCGAAACGAACAACTCCTTCACTCATGTCGTCACTGACTTGATGCTGGGTGTTGAAAATCAGATACTCATCATGATTATTTTCAACAAAAGTAGCCCAAAGGAGATCTCCAACCCTTGGAGGAGAACCGACATAATCTGCTGGAACGGGATCGTTGACCCCAACCCCCAAACGGTCGATTTTAATAAATATTTTATAGGGGTCATTGGCTGAAGCAGTTACCTTCATTACCTCTGCTTGCCAGAATCCGTGTTTGATCCCTCCCCGACCATGACTCTTTTGTGGCGTAATTGGCCGCTGCATTACCAATAATGCTTTCTTGCTTCAGGTGAAAAAGTATCTGTTGGTTCTTTTGCTTTCACACGTTGCGATGTTTCTACAATAGAACCATTGTGTCTCTCTATGAAACTACGATCCGCTGGATCTATAACAAAATCAGCAGTACCTTCACTGTTTTGTGCAGAACTGTACCCCCCAGTCAACATCACAACGCTTTGAGGCACACCGTCTACTATCGGCATTAGATCTCTATAAGTCAATGGTGCGGCGTTCAAGAAGTTCCAATCGTCTTGATCAATAATCCCATCCCCGACCCAAGTGACAATTTCACCGGTAGTGCTACCACCAAAGAAGTGACGATCAGCAGGATCTATATCACCAACCGAAGTAACTGTCCTTGTCCCTAGTTCGTTCACTGATTGCCAATTTTTAACGTAACCTTCTGTCATCGTGCCGAATACTCCATCTCGGGAATAATCCGGCATACCGATTTCACGCTGCAACCTTTTGACATCCGTTCCCGTCATACCTTTACTCAGGTTCCGTGATCCCCAAGGAATCACACCCAAGCCAACTGTGGCATCGGCTACCGTGTCTTCAGTTTCTGCCAACGTTCTTGCTTGAACCGCCACTGGCTGATTAGTGCCCACTGACCATGTAACAGAAGAGATCAAATATTTTTTTTCGCCAAATATTCCCGCATTCTTGAATGAAACATTAAAACCCGGACGAAGACGCTGTCCATTCGTTCTACCCACTTGAAAACTGACCGTAACCCCAGCACGGGCATCATCGCTAGCCCGAAAGGCCGCACTGTGAAGAAACCACGGATCATCTTCTGCTTTTGATTCAAGATCGCATTCGATCCCCGGCTGACGTTCCATCAAAAATTCTTCCGACGTAAAGAACAACATGCCGTAAGATTCAAAAAGCAAATAATCTAAATCCCCAGCCAGTCGTGCAAGCACCTGCCAAGTGGACTCGTCAACATCTTCCGACTGCTGACGAGTAATCGAAGTTTTCTCATTGCTCGTCTGAATAAAATATTGCAAGCCGTGTTCTTCTGCAATCTGCTTAGCAAACGTTGACGCCGAAATACCCGTCCAAGTCTTCTGTCCCTTTTCTCGTTTCAATTTCTGAATCACTTGTGAACGGCAAGTGACACTTACGGAATCCTGCTGATTTGGATCACGTTTTATCGAAACAGCAGCAATCTCGTATTCGTAACCGACATACGAACATGGACGCCGAATCTGAAAATAGTTATTCTTAAACATCAAAAAACTTGGATCATAAATCTCTAATTCCAACTGTGTTGTCAGATCCATCGACAAATCACAAGCCATATTCATTATTGACTCATTGATTTCTATTTGGCGATCAGAATCAGTCGCAGAAATCAGAAAATTGTCTAAACTCTCCATAAGATTTACAGAATCGGATCGTGGTATCGGTCAGTTGTAAGTTCAGCCGGAACAGGACGACGATATCCACCGGCTGATAAACCCCCACCGTCAATAAACTCAGCAAGACTGACACTATACACAAGGCCGGTGGCATGATCCCCATCTTCTGTGGCTACATCTTCTGCCAATTGAGCATCGGAACCTTCCCCAAAACTTCGCATTTCTGCACCGGTCAGAGCAACGGGTCCGGGCGGAGGTTCATTTACTATTGCCGGTTCATGGGGAACAGCGGTCAAGAAAACAATCTGCTGATTGATAGAAATAGATTCTTTCAAAGTTATATCTATCTTTGCTTGTGTTATCAAACCACTCTCGTTGCGTCGCCGCGCCGTAACGTTTAAAGAAGTCATCCTAACGTGGAACGGAAGCGCTATCCCCCCATGGGAAAAAATCAGATCTTTATCTTGTGCCGCCATTGAATATAAAATAGCCAGTTGATCTTCACACGGTAAAAATCCATGACTCGCCCTATGGGCAATTACAGCGTTCAAAGAAACTGTGCGATTTTTAGGAAACTTTGATCGAAGCAAAGGTTTGCGACTAGGACGCATCACTTCAGAATATTCAAGAGCGTTTGCTCCATATTTGATGTCTTTGGGTCCATACGGAAATTGAAAAGTTAACGCAACATCTTCCTGATAATCGCGGTTCGCCCAAAACAACTTTCTATCTTCTGCTGCTGGTCCGACGGGTATCTGTTGTAGTTTGACGGCACGTTCCTGACGAACTTTCTGAATCACTACCTCGCCAGCGTCACTCTCTACATAAAATTCTACTATCGTCGCCCATCTTGCACCCAGAGATGCAATTTTTTCTACCGTCTCAGTATCGTGTCCTATATTTCCGGGTCCATGCGGCATGATTCACCTCCCAATCCCTACTGGGCCGACAGCCATGATTCATAATCAACCAACTCTTCATCTGTTACTCCAACCCCTCGTTCCCATCTATCATTCAGGCTGCCCGGACGGTAGGTGTTTGTGAAGCCTCCCCCACCCAAAAGCCTTGCACGGAACTCTGCTAGCGCTTCAGTAGAAAGAACAACTTGGTTCTTGTATTCCACCAACGCATCGGCAGCCTCAGAATGCAACCTCTCATTGAAGATTGCCATCTGTGCCTCGGCATCAACAGCGTGGAACATGTCCTTTATGGTTGTTTCCAATTCAGTCTCACTCATTCCCATACGACCACTCATTTGAGTTAGGTTCTGAGCATAATAGTTCGTATCTTTAAAGTTCTCAAAGGCTGCACCATAAAAACCGCCCTCACCCCACTGGCCGGTGAGTTCATTCATCGCACCGCTATCAATGCTATATCCACCCCGGCGAGCCAATTCTGGCAAACCCCGAATACCAGCATCAACCCACTGCGTAAGCGCACCACCCGTCAAACCAAGTGCCGAACCCTCTGCCATGGCTGCCGACTTCATCCCAGCCATCAAGTCAGGATCAACCTTGCCAGTTGCCTGCATGTCAGCAAACAGGTTATTCATTGCTGCCCGTGACTCGTCCCTTGCACGATCCTTACGATTTTGAACGTCCAACGGGCTATTCATAAATGTGTCATACACCACCCCGTCGATAATCGAAGCAACGTTCGCTTCGGTGTGGTCCTTAAAAGCCTCGTTTGCCTTCTTTACATAATCATCAATCGCCTGCTGGCCTCCCTGCAAGGCGATCCCCCAACGCGCAGCATTTGCTTCAATATCGTCAGCAGCATGACCAGTTATCTCTGCCAACTTGTTAACGCTTGAATCAATGTTTGCAAAGATTCCGGGGACTGACTCTTCCAACGCGATCTGTTGTAACCGCATCTCAGAATCAAACGCTTCATACGAAACACCCTTTTGTTTCGCCATGTCCTTCATGCGAACTTCATCGTTGATGAGGTCTACTAGATCTTGACGATCCTTATTGATTCCTTCCCTACTCTTGCTTTTGAAACCGTCAACAATCGCATCAACCGTCTCTTTAGCCAAATCTTCACCGGCCTTGGCTAATTTTTCAGCGTTCTTGTTTCCCTTCCACCAACCAATAGCGCCACCCAATGCGGCACCAATACCTGCCCCAATCGGACCGCCCAACATTCCACCCAACGCTGCACCACTAGCGGCACCAGCCAATGCTCCACCCTTACCGGTACGAGCATCCAACGCAGCCTTGCCGAAACCAAGCCCTGCACCAAGCAAAGCACCCCCCGGTCCCAGCATCGACCCCATGGCCGCATACGAACCCGCTGACGATATGGCACCACCAGCATCGCCTCCGACCATGCTTCCAAGCAACTGACCGCCCATCATCATTCCCATCATCGGCCCCATGCCCATACCCTTGGACATTCCGAAACCGGCCCTAGCGCTCCCCATGTTTTTCATGCGATTTCCCCACCGCTGCCGAAGCGCCTGCGACTGGGTCAGTCGGGGATCTACAGGACCGTGTAACCCGCCACCCAGAACCGGGAATCTCGCCGCAGATACACCTGCCCCTGTAGCAAAGAAAGCACCACCCGTACCGGCCATCCCGGCACCATCGGCCATAGCACCTCTCCCGGCCCTGAACCGGTTACCCACAGACGCGCCCAAGCGATGACTCAACGATCCACGGCCTCTGGGAGCGACATCGCCCAGATAACCCCCCCTCATGTACTGCATCGAATCCTGACCGCCCTTAGTCATAGTCAACCAGCCAGCCACCAAAACAGCCAAACCACCAAGACCACTAGAGCCACCAATAGCACCAATCAACTTATTCAAAGCATTCAACATAGGCAGGAAAGCCGAAGCGATATTGCGAATGACAGGAAGCGCAGACTTAAACGCCTTGGCGAACTGAACAGCGAAATCCTGCATTACAGGGAAAACATCCATAGTCAAGAAATCAAAGAACGAATTCAGTTCAGGAAGCATCCCCATAAACTCATCCTTGAAAGCAGTCACCACACCCAACAGACCAGCAATCACCCTGCCAAATGTTGTACCGAAATGCTGGAACTGTTCTAAGTTCTTAGTGATGTCTTTGTCGTACTCCTGAAAGCGACCCCCCATGAAGTCGCCAATCTCACGAAAAATATTCTTCCAAAACTTCCAAGCAGCCTCACCGGACGTTTTGAACTTGTCCATCCCCGCGCCCAACCGGGTAAACCACTTGCCAGTCCCAGAAGAGAAATCTCTCCACCACTCAGCGATATTTCCATAG